CATGATTCCAACAGGGCTCTGATTGGTTCAATCTGAGCGAACGTCCCATCAGTCACGATTGCTCGCAACCGCGAGAATATCCAATCATGAAGGGGTTTCATGATACCTTGGATAAGAAGTGGCACCATTGCCACAACTCGTATCTTACCAGGCTCTTCTAAGAAACCTAATCTCCCAAGTGGTAGGGGCTTCCCCCACCACTTGATAAGGACATCTAAACCTACACGGTGAAATACTTCACCTATAGATTCTAGTGCCCAGAGTAGGTCTAACCCATCAACCTCTACTAACCACTCCTTCAGCGCAGAGTAATACTCTACATCTGAATAAATCGCAATTGAATCAATTACGAAATTACATACACTAGTGTTTCCACCAATGCATGGGCTAGCCTTCAAAATCGGAGGGAGAGACTTAGGATCTAGGTCCATAGAAGGGTCTATCCGAGACTCCTTTCCGGTGTGAACCGAAAGAGAGTCAAGGAAGTCACCCCAAAACTTAGAGAACTCACGTCGAATCTGGGAAATATCTTTCCCAGGTTCCGTTATTGTTTTCAACTTTAGCGCTCCTTTGAACTCTATAACTCTATAGAGCCCTAAGAGACTCAACCAAAGTCTAATCACTCCAACGTCGCCAGCCAGTATTGACTGACGGTGACCATGAGGGATAAGTCTTGGTACACCAGACTTGGTACGAGAGATGTTTGCTCCTAATACCCACGGGGATTTCACTTGCATTCCTCCAGCCACCTGTTGTGTTATCACACAACAGGCTTTTAGATAAAAAGCAAGTCCCTTAGAGCCTCGGTTTCTATACATCTTTGCGCAAAACCTTGCGAAATACCAAACAACTTTTATCTTAGACACGGACACCTTACCAAAGATTAACGGAAGCAATCTTGCGAAAGCAACCGCTAATTTTACGTCTGATTTTACACAGACGGACCAGGTGAGGGATTTTGGCACTAGGATCTTATACATATGTTTAAGATTCATAGTGTTCAATTTCTCAAAGATAAAAGTCACCTTTTAAATTTGTTCACCCTTCGGTTCTCCATTCCCTCCTAGGAGGGGTGGGCCGCAGGTCGCCTTAGTAGGCTAAGGCAGCCTCTTTCGAGGTTGCCCGTGTCGTTGACACTTCCTATATCAAGGAATGATCAGCCCTCCGCCATCTCTGACGGGTTTTGCATTTCGGGTCGCGCCCTAGCGTGCTCTTGTAGAAGGTTTCCCTCTGCGATTACTCGCGTCTACAACTGATCTAGTACCTCTTTTACAGAAATGGTACGACGACTGAAGGGTTCCCTCAGATGGGGATCCGATGTCAAAACTATCTAGTTGCCTAGACCGTAGATTCGTCAGAAGTGACAATCTGACCTTTCCGCTCCAACCAGTAGCTCTCGCTTCCCGGCCGAACTGGCTTTGCCAGCTCTCCAGCTCCTCCTTCTCTTTCGAGTTAGGGTTAAAGCTTTCTAGCGTGCCCTAGTTAGGTACCTACGTTTGTTCATCACCTTTCACAAAGTGATTACTTGTTGAAAGTCCCTAAAACCGGGTAGGTTAAAGGGTTAACTATTTTACTCTCAGGTAATATCCCTGAGAATCTCCCCAAAGTT